CTATAAGACGTGTCATTGTACATTTTTTCGACAATGCCTGCGTTTTTTTGCGATATATAAAGGTCATTACTAAGTTTTCCAAAAACCCAATACTGCGGGCTATATGTCGTGGTGTTTATAAAGTATTTTGTCCAACCTGCAATACGTATGTCGTAGACGTACATAAATGTTTCTGCAATTAAGTGGTATTTATAATCATAAAACTCTGCGTGTAGTGGATTGTCTCGTAGCTGATTTGCAAAGCTATCTTTGTTTAGTGCTATAGAATAATTATTTGTACGTAAGTTATCAAAAGATGTTGCTAAATTTGTTGCAATATTACCGCTAAAAACACGAACATCGTATAAATTAGATACAAACATTATACCGCCAGGTAATATGTCATTTTCTGGTATACGAACTATACTAAATCCATCAGCGCAACCTACGTTTGATGTTGTTTGCTGTACCTTTGTTACAAGCCCAGAAGTGTCTGCTAAATATATATGTCGTTCAGAAAAAACAACTATTTGTCCATAGTCTTCAACTATTCCTGTTAGAGCAGTATTGTCGTTACCGACACCTGATACATCGTATACCCCTGACGTGTTAAAAAATACCTCTACCTCGATTTCTGTTACATAAAGGTAGTTTGGGCGATTAGCATGTACAGCACCAATAAGTTTTTCATCTTTAACTGTAATAAATTGTGGTTTAGGACATTCGCTATTAGTTGCAGGAATATTTACTCCTAGTGTCCCGTCTGCATTGTTATCTGAATAGGTAAGAGTTGTGTTATCAGTGATAGTCGTTAGCAACTTTAATTGTGATCCATTTGCTTCAGTACGATATATTTTACGCTCAGTACAATTACTAACCCCAACAGGTATATCTAAGTCTATTGTTTCGCTTGATACAGTTACAGTATTAGATAAAGTTCCTAAAATTACCTCAACACTATCAATGACATAAGTCATAGCATAATAATATGTGCCAGTTAAAACGCCACTTGTACCTAAGTCTTTAGCGGTTGGCGCACCCATTTGTTTTACATAAGTTCCGTCATAAACAATCGGAAAATCTGTACCATTAGATATAAACAACTTATCGTTTAATATGCCAAATGTGCATTTTTTTTGTGCTGTAAGACCTGTATGTACAGTCACAGGAGACGTTAAAAAGTTTTTAATAACACTTCCGTTCTGCACACAAATATCTTCTGTTTGAAATTGACCAGCGCTATCTATGTATCTAAATTGAGTCATGCCATCTATACGTGCAGAACCGACATTGTATTCTACACTAGGTGCTTTTATTCTTTGGCAGCCTGTAATGCCGTCATAGTTCATGTTTTCTATATTGTAAAAATAGTCTGCTGGGACAAACTTACGTCCCTTGTCATCTCTTAAACCTTTAGACTGATAAGACTCAATAACAAACGTCAAAGATTAACCTCCACATTATCTAGTTCCCAGTCGTATGCATGACCAATCATTGTTCCGTTAACAATCTGTCCGTAACCAGCTTGTATATCACGTTTAGCTTGTGCGTAAAATGCAGCTGCGTCAATTTTATATGGCCTTGCTCTTTCTGCATCAATTTTACTTAGTAATCGATAAGCAACCATATCAACAATTGGTTCTACATGTTCATCAGGTATTTCCATTTCTTTGTCTAATTGTGCTTGTGAAATATTGTCATTTCCATCTACTGTGATCTCAAAATGCTTTTTTCTGTAATACATAACTAAATTATTTTCAGTTACTGTGTCAGTGTCACTATGTGCTGCTGCCGTAGTTCCTTCTACGCCACGAGTACAGCCAGTAAACGTTGTAGATGATTTATGTGTGTATCTAATCTTTTCATTGTTAATTGTGATGCGGCCATTTAATTCTGGAAAGCCACTTGTTGAGCCAACAGTTATTGTAGTCGCACTATCACTTAATGACCCACTTAATGTTGTTGTATTAGGCGATCCACTGTTATCAGGATAAATAGTAATCTCGTCATTCCATACACTAAAAAACCTAGGTATACCTGCATATGTACCATATGGAAACTCACTGTTAACTTTATTTAGGTCTTTATAGTTAAGTGGATACTTACGACCATCACGCCAGATATATGTAAATCGGTAAGCCTGCGATCTAATTGCATCACTAGGCGCTGTAGCAACTCTAGTATCTAAACCTAAAGTTGTGCTAAAAATATCTTCTATTCCTTTTACTGTTGATGCATACATGTCTAATGCATTTTTTAATTGTTCAACAATACGCTTATTTGTAAATAATGTATTTGCATTTTTGCCTGTTAAATCGTCTGGCATTCCTAACGCTGTATTTATTCTATCTAAAACTTCACTAACTAACATTTATCCTCCTACGCATAGTATTGTGTTGCGTTCGCTGCTATTTGTGCATCGACATAAGCTTTAACTGCTTTTGCACTTGGTATTGTGTCATCACTAGCACTAACACTATTAAGATCGGTATCTAGCACCCCAGCTTTTAAATTAGTTACGGTTAAATTGCTAATTGTAGTGTTGTCTGCATCTATGCTTGGTAACCGTGCTTCTGCTAATGTACCGCTAGATATATTACTAGCATTTGTCGTATCTACATTTGCTACATTACCAAGACCAACATCCCCTTTAACTAAACTTAGTGCAGATTTAAATGTCGTTGCTATAGCTATATCTTCTACGTCACCAGTGCCTGCTGTTGTACGTGCCTTTACAGTTCCTGTAGCAATATGCGCCATCTTTGCATTAGTAACAGCCTCATTTGCTATTGTTAGTGCTCCTGACCCTGTAACGTCACCTGTATGTGTTGCATTCGTAACTTTTGCATTATTAGTTGCTACATCTGATTCCATTGTATCTAGGTCTACTGCTTGTGTAACAGATATATGACCTAGCTTAGTTTGTTCTGCACTCGTTATAGTTGTAGGCTTATTTTGTATAAAAGAATCAGCTCCTGAGTCAGTTTCATTCCAATCAGATTGCACATTAACTTCTGCGCCAGCTGCTATGCCGTCTAATTTAGTATTGTCACTAGCTGTAAAATGCTTATTTGTAGCCGTTTCTGAGATATCATCGAGGGTTAGCCCTCTAGTTATAGCGCAACCTGTTGCGTCACCTATAAACACATTACCTTCATTTAAGTTTGGCACATCATTAGTACGGCCAGCACCACCTACTTTTATTGATCCCGCGGTTGCATGTGATCTTTGTACTTTTCCGATATTTTGTATAAGTGATGATTCTGTTTTTGGTCGTGTATTTGTTAATGTTCCTGTATCGGAAACATACAAAACATCACCTAAGCTAAATGCACTAGTATCTAATCCAGATAAAGTGCCAAACGTTACTACATTTATAGACGCATTTAAAGATGCTGTATTCTCTGCCAACCCAAACGCTGGCATTTTATTAGCGTCATTAGCATCAGCAATACCGACAACTGGTAGGTTTCCAGTCACGTCAAAATTAGATATATAGACGGGATCGCCTTTTGTTATTGCTTCTCCTGCTTTTGCCTTAAATTGTACTTCTCCTCTTAATCCACCAATAAAGTTATCGGCTTCAACGTTGCCATTGACTGTAAGCGCTTCTGCTAGTGTCGTTGTGCCAATTCCAACTTGATTATTTGTTGAATCGACATATAGCGTATTTGTATCGACAGTTAAATCGCCTGATAGTGTGCCTGAGCCTGTTATATTTATATTTCCTGTGCCTGTTATGTCACTGTTATTTAAATCTAAGTCACCGCCAAGTTGTGGTGTAGTATCGTCAACAACATCAACTAAAAAACGGCCATCTAAATCAGTAGTAACAGTCGAGGCGTCATTCATTGTACCTGTTAACACACCGTCACTTGTGTTAAATCCTAATGCAGATAAAAACTTGTCTGTACCTGCTGCGCCTTGATCAGGATTATATATAAATGTCATCCTTCGACACCTACTATTTTTTTTGATCCACTAGTAGAAATAGCGTTAACTACGCCTTTATATATTGGATCATCAAGTGCTAACGCTCCGCCATTAGCGTTTAAGCGTATACCGTTATTTAATGTGGCTGTTGCGCCTAAAGATACATAGATAGCTTCATCGCTATCGTTAACCAATATTAGTAATTTTCTGCTAGAGTTAGCCGCTAAAACCTGCGTACTGCTAGACCCTACGGATACATTAAAATTAGTAATACTAGTTACTTCACCTGGCGTTGTACTTGTCGCCATTTCAGGAATAAAGGGGTCTGCATCCGTACCTGTGCCGGACGATTTAAAAAACTTTATACCTGTTTGTGCTTTAATATCTTGAAAGTTAGCCATAATTAAAAAAGGGCAGTGGCATATAGCCACCACCCATAAAGATTATTAAGATGCAGCGATTGCTAATGGTTTACCAGATAAGATAAAGCTAGCTGATCCGCCAGAAGTAGCGGTTGTAGCGATACCTACCGATCCAACACCTTCAACAGTAGAACCAGAAGCTCCACCGTCTAATACTAATCCTGAACCACCATTTAACAACTCACCGTAGTCAGCTGCTGCAAAAGTGCTAGTAGTTTTAACAGTTGCTTTTCCTTTGTAAGGAACCCAAGCGTAGTAACCAGAAGTTACTGCTACTTGAGGAGCTACAACAGTAGTACCAGAAGCAGTAGTTACAGGTGCTTTTGTAACGACTTCACTACCTGCCGTGTTTGAGCTAGATAGCTGGTATGGTTGATATTGTGTAAGCGCTCCGTGTGCTTTAACGTAAACATATTCTGGTTTAATTGCGTCTGAACTAGATACGTCAACATATTGTGCTCCTAAATCGTATTTACGAGTTGAGCTTGGATTTGTTAAATCATCAGTATCGATTGATTGAATAAATGCCATTGATTTTTCTCCTTTCTAATTATGATTGTAATGACTTGAATACACCGTTATAACGACGAGCTGTACAAACCATGTTACCAACTAAGAAAGTTTGGTTAGTTTGAATTGCTTGGTTAGGAATTCTAGAGTTGAAATCCATTGGTGCAGTTTTACCTTCAAAGCCATACTTGTAGCACATTTTCAACGTTGGAGTTGATAAGATATACAAGTCGTTGTCAGCAGTAGAACCGTCAGCTGAACCTGGGCTGTATTCGTCTACGAACCAGTTGATGTTGTTAAACTTGCATCCTGCAAATCCAGCAGCTAAATCTTCACTGTCGATGAAACGCTGATTTGATTGCTGAGAAGCTAAGAACTTAGCTTGTACGAATGAGTTAGAAACCATCATGTCAGGTGCATAAGAACCGATTTCGTTTCCATATCTTTGACCACGAGCAACTAGCTTACGAACAACTTCGTTTAAGTTAGCGTAGTTAATTGTGTTAGTAGACGTGTCGATTTCAGTTAACCAAGTAGTGCTGTCATCTAAGTCAGTGTTAGTGATTCCACCATAAGCTGTACCGGAAGCTGCGAAAATATCTTCGAACCCGTTTAATGCGTTACCGTTAGAATCTGAACCAGAACCATACATAGCTGATGATAATGTACGAGTCGCTTTGTTTTTAGCACCTTCGATTTTAGCAACGATCAAAGACTTAACAGCGTTAGCTGTGTTGTCAGTCTTAGTGAAGTCTTCCAAGGTGAAAGATACGTTGTGGTAAAAATATTTGAAATCAAAAGTTGCAAAGCTTAATTGCTGATTAGCTGAAGTATCGATAACACCAAAACCACCGTCGTAGAAACCTTCAGATTGATTTTCTGCGATCTCAACTGGTTGTTTAATTTGTGTACCACCTGATACATACTCTAAGTTTGGTTTTTTAGAAAGCTTGTTAAAAAGCGCGTTTGCCTGTCCAAATTGATCTGGAATTTCCGTACGGATGGCATCATGTGCTACCGATAAAGCTTCGTTTAATTGATCTGCTGATAAAGCCATTTTATTCTCCTTCTATTGATTTAAAATCTTATCCAGAGCTGATTTGTAGCTAGAATCACCACCAACAGCAGGTCTCTGCTTATTGGTGCCAGTAGCTAAACTTTGTGCATTCGCTGATTTTTTAAGTGCATTTTCTGCTGATAGTGCAGAATTTGCTTCTAATATTGTTGGCAAAGCCTCAGATTTAAAATAACGAGACCAATATTCACGAGGTATATTACCTTGATTCATATGCTCGATAAACTGTTGCTTATCATATTTTAAGTTATACTTGCTTGCTAGTTGATCAATCTCAGCAATCTGAGCATCTTCTTGCTGCTTGTAATAACTATTTAATGCCTGCTCTTCTATATTAGATTTCCAGCTTAGCAACTCATTTAACTGCTTTGCATTTGGATCTTCTTGCTGAACCGCTTGCTCTGGTTCGACATTATTATATTTGTTTATGACTCCTAATAACTCGTTGCCCATTTGTTCATGATTAAACAATTCTTCAACTGCGTTATAGTCGTCACGATACCTAGAAAGTTCTTCGACTTGCTTTTTATAATCGTTAATCTGCTTGTCAAAGTCACCTTGCCTTTTTTCGTGGTAACGTAAAGATTCGTACATTTTGTTAGGGTCTTTCGACCAATGCTCTTCGTATCTTTTATCGCCTTCCCATGAATTATTGCTGCTTTCAACTTGTCCAGCATCATCACTTGAAGTGTCTACATCATTACCTTGCCCAAAGCTAATTTGGGTGGCTTCTTGTTCGACTTGCTCCTCTGTGACTTCCTCTTGGATGTCTTCTGCCATTAGTGCCTCCTAAAAATTTTTAAGATAACGCTTTGTCAAGTTCGTATTCATAGCCACGATTGACTGCTGATTCTTTCTCCTCATCAAGTTTTTTACCTGTGATTCGAACAATACAGTTATCAAGGGCCATCATTGCCTCTTTTGCGTTACCTTTTGACATTGCATCTTTGGCTTCTTCTAATTTAGAAACCAATTGTGGAGGCGTATATCCGCCAAAATCTTCGAGTGAAAAAACAAGTTCGCCTTTTTTGCTTTTGACGACCTCTTCTTTCACTTC